TTGCTGTTTGATCACCTGAGCTTGTCTTAATACCCCTAAATATTATCTTACTGCCATTGCCTTTATTAATGATCTCATCTTTAGTAATTGTAAAATCATTTAGCTTGTTAAGCATTTCAATCTTTTCTATAAATTCTGGTATGATTGAGATACTTGCAGATCGTAATGTAAAACGTGTGAATAGTATAGTGTGGCCTGCTTGATATGTTAACAGCAGAAGTATAGTATTTATTGCAAATGATTTGCCTGAACCTCTACCGCCTGTGATAATGAAATAACGTGCTTTAGATTCATTAAATACTAGATACTTATTGTGTAGCTTTAATTCCTGCAATTAGTTTTCTAAAATCGTGGTTAACTTGTTCCGTGGTGTGCATATCTACTGTGTCTTTTAACTTACCGTATACATTATCCATAATAGAATTAAATGCTGCTACATCTTGTTTTTCAATTGCTTTTGACATAATAGCTTGTACCATTCTATATTCATTAGATTGCCATACATCATTTCCTTGATCATCTTTTACTTGCACCATCATATCTAGCATCTCACGAATTATTGTGCTTCTGTTTTTAGTGCCTTTCTTTTTACCTGATGGATTGCCACTTTGGCCTTTAGTCCATTGATGTTTCTTTATATCCTCTTTGCTCATTTTGTGCTGTATTTGTGCTGCATTTTATATCTTGCTCGTATTGATTTAAATACTGTTTTAATTTGTCTTCAGCTTCTTTTTTAAGTTTGTGTTTCTTGTTCGTATTCATATTCATTAAATAGTTTTCTCATTGTGTCTACTAGTTCTTTTACACAACTACCACAGCTTGATATTTTTCTTTGTTGATTGAATATTCTATTATGTATTTTTAATAATTTTTGTTGTTCTGTTGCACCTAATCTATTATTGATGTGTTTAAATATATCTTTTAATGTTTCATATTCTTCTGCGTTTAAGCATTCTATTTTTTTGTATGGGAATAGTTTATTCAATTTTTCTTTTCTTGCTTCACATCCACAATCCATTCCTAGCTTATCAAATATGTAATCTACACCAGCTTTAATACCTGTTGCTTTTGTTATCTTTTCTATTGTATCTCCTAAACCTTTTGATGTATTCTTACTTTTCATATAGTTTCTTTTTAATATTTTTCTTTGCTCTTTTAATTGTATTGTATACTGTTACGTGTCCTAATCTGGTTTCCTTTGCCAACTTTCTAATACTGTTGAATTGCTTAACATACAACGTAAATAGTTTACGATCAAACCAATACATTCCATTTAATATATCTAGTACTTTATTGTTAAATTCTTCTATTTCAAATTCTTCTTCTTCTACTATGTTTTTTATTACTGCGTTATCGTCTTTGGGAATCTTGTTTTCTTTATTTGCGTTATCTTGTATTATTCTTTTTATTGTTCTTTTTATAATTCCAAAGTGTGGTTTATCGTTTATTATTAATTGTTGTGTTTCCAGTTTTCCATCGTGTACTTGTTCATATAGTTTAATATACATTTCTTGTACTATATCTTGTACAACTTTCTTATCTTTCTTATATAATAAATTATTTGCAATTTCACAAAAATCATTATGATAAAGTGCAAGGTGTTCCAATATATTATTTAGCTCGACCTTCTTCAACTTCTATTAATAGGTTTACAAAATCATCTAATTCAATAGCCACATAATCACGTTCAAAGTTTTTAGTGAAACATACCACTGGCATCTTTGTATTCCCTAAACAATCATTCCTACTTTGTTCAAGTGCTTTCCATATGTTTAGTTTCTCTTGATTCTTACACTCCCAATTAAATTCACTTAATATAGATTGATCATCAATGCATAGTATATCACCCTTCATAGATAATCCACCTGAATTAGGTGTTCTCCTTATATTTGCTTGTAGCTTTTCAGCTAAATACTTTGCTACTTTTAATTCAAACCTTTTACCTTTTTTATTTGCGTTCATCTTTGTGTATTTGAAAGTGTTCACGAACTGCTGCACCTAGATCAGCATTATTGGGATATATAGCACATAAGTATTTGATACCATTCACCACAGGTTCATAAGGATGCTTGTAATATTCTTTAGTTTGTCTTAATTCGTTTAGTGTTTTTTTCTTCTCCATTTCTGAACAAAATAAGTTATTAAAGTTATTGGCAACCATATAGGTGTTAACAATAATCCTATCAATATTGCTGTTATATCAATAATCTTTTTTTTCATAGTATCTGCTACATATCGCTATAGCTTGATCTCTTTTTTTACCTTCTTTTATAACTTCTGGTATACACCTCATCATAAAATCTTTTCTAGTTTCTCCTGCTTTTGGTTTTGGCATATTATCTATTAAATAAAAAATGTGTTAACATTCCCGCAAAGAATGATACAACACAAACTATAAACATTACAAAATATATATAATCTAAATTAATCATATTATATAAAATTACTAAATTTTTTCTTTAGTTGCTTATTCTGCCTGTATGCCTTGATGCTGTTCTGTTCTGCTATTAAGTTTTTTTTGTGTAAATTATCTAATGCAGCTTGTAAATAAACTATTGTAGAATATGCATCTGTTAATGTATCTAACGCTTCTTTCTTGCTGTTGGTTGCTTGTTGTTTTATGTTTTCTTGTGCTTGTAGTATAAGTATCTGCAACTTGTTCTTTGTTATTGTAATATCTATTGTATCCATTATTGTTTTTTATCTTCCATATAAAGTAATTCATCACCTAGCTTTTTATCAAGTGTTTTAATTAATCTATATATTATTATACTTCTTCTTTTTGCTTCTGCCTTTTCTTCTGGTGTGCTATCAGTACCTAGATTTGCATACAGATTGCAATCTATTCTTAATAACTCATCTATCTTTTGTTTGTCAGTCCAACTTTTATAACTCATAAAAGTATCTATATTATCATATCTATATTTCATATTTATTGTTTTTATAATCCACAGTAACCAGAATCACATTCTGTAAAGTCAGTTTCAAATAGTTCTATCTGTGGTTGCCATTTAATGACTTCATCATAAGATAAATTTTTTGATTTATACCATACATCTTTTTCGTGTTTTATTCTTTCTTTAGAAGCGAACCATTTTATTTTATTTGGGTGTTTTTTATACATAGTATTTATTAGCAAAGGCGTTTTATGAAAACATCCTACACAGTTATTCATCCACGCAAACTTAACTGGTTTGTCTTTCCAATACTTCTCTATATTGTCTTTGTAAATATTATCTTTTATCAATGGAAACATTGGCTTTTGCCACTCTATATCAGCCCATTTATTCCTTGTGCCTCTTTTGCCTATTACGGCTTTCATTTCAAGAAGACCTTTATTATTAGTTTTTTCAATCATTCTTTTTGCCCTTCTCTGTTCATTAGCTCTAAATCCTATTCTCATTTCAACAGGTATGTTAATAGTATTGCGCCACCATTTAAAAATAGGTTCTAATTTCATATGTGTTGTGCAGTATCTTCTAAGTGGATCAGGCAAAGTGCCACCTTGGTTTAAAACTTCATCAAATGTTATTCCTGTAACCCAATGTATTTCTTGACCTATAAACTGCTCTAAATCTAATATGGTTTTTATTATCACATCATCCTCAAGAGTACCTATAAACTCTGTTCCTAACTTATCACTAACTAACTGCCTAACCTTTGCATCTGGATAAATACAGCTTTTGTCATCTGTTCTAACTAATGCAAATACATTATAATCTGCTTTATAGTTGGCAGCTATGTAAGCTGATGTCTTGCCTCCTGATATGCTGTTAACTGTTTTCATTTTAATACATTTTTGCCACCAATGGTAAAACCTAATCCTTTATTATAATCAAAACATAAAGGGTCTTCTAATGTGCAATTACCACCAGTTTCACGATCTTTAATTTTTTCTACTCTTACTTGTGTCATCATCCATAATTCAGGTGAATTAATAAATCTGTGGATACTTAATAAAGAATCACACCTGTTGGCAAACACTTGGCCTCCCTCAATATCTGATTTTCTAGGTGGCTGTATGTATGATGCATATTTGTGGTTTGGTGGATATACTCTCCTTGCAGCTTCTGTCATAGGATGCGTCAAAACATATATTGATTTACCTGTAGTATTACAGAAATCTCTTATATCATTACATATTAAATAATTTCTTTCATATTGATTTACTTTTCTATCGTGATTCAATCCTGTATATGGGTCAATAGCACAAGCATCACACTTACTTTCTTTAAATAATTTTAGTAAATCTTTATGGTTATACATTTTTTTATTACTAACAAATGTAAACCACTTACCAATTTTATTATTATATTCTTCTATTTCTAATTTATTTAAATCTACTAATTTACTCTGTGAATACATTTGTATTAAATCTCTTGTTAATTGTCCTGCACTATTTTCACCACTCCATATTAACCACTTCACATTATGCTTAACACTTAAACATAAAAAATACCACAACATAAAATTTGTTTTACCTACATTATCCAAGCCAACTATCACTGTGAAACTACCACGCTTGTGAACATACCACCTATCAAGATCATTACCAATACCTAAACCTCTTTGTATTTTACCTTCTTTAAATGCAAATAAATATTTTAAATGTTCGTCTTTATTTATTAGCATTTTGTTTTTGTTTTAAATATTCATCAATGCTTTTAGTTGACATATATGCTTCTTTTCTTTTCTTATCTTTTCTTAATGCTTGAGCATTGCTTAAGCTTTGCTTGTTTTGAGTGGTTTTACCACCTTTTCTACCTGCATTAACTCTTTTGACGTGTGCTTCTTTTCTTTCCTCGTATTGTTCATCTAGCCATTTTATTTTTATATTGTTATTATCTATCTTAAGTAATTGACTATCAATTAGTTTATTCCAATGATCTGGAACCAATGATTTTATTTGATCTCTGCTAACTTTGCATTCTTTACTCCAGTAGTAGCAGCATATCTTCATAAATGCACCTTGTACATCTAAATCCATAAACATAATTGAGCCTGTTATCCATTGGTTAGGATAAAATTTGAAGTAGGGTAATTCTTTCATAGTATAGTTTGTTGATCGTGTTTTAATATATAAAAATATTTATTGACCTTTTTAGTTTTATTAAAATCTGTTTGGTATGGTGCTAACTGTGTTATCACTTTAGAATTTATTATTTTATCTTTAAGTGTTCGTAAATTAAATATAGTTACTTCAGAATCTATTACTATGTAGTAAAGCATTTTATCATAGTAATCAGCAGCCATTAAAAGATTATAAAACTTATCTACCTGTAAATATTTATCTTGATAGTATGTGTTTCTAAATTTAAATTCTACTATCATATCAGCACTCTGTGCATCCCAGTAACTAAACTGATCATCTAAAGAATAAAGATTCCAAGCGTATTTATTATTTAAATAAATTATACTTTTTTCTACTTTTTCTTTTTCAGTCATAATATGCTTTGTGTTTTTCGTTATAGTTGTTGTATGCTTGTATTTCTGATTTACTTAATCTATCCCAAGTGTATATCCTGTCAAAAGGTGCAATGTTTGTACTAATGTTATCACTTTCATTAGCTTTTACTTTTGCTCTTGTATCAATATATTTAAAATTTTTCTTGACAGGTTTATACACACGGCATAATGTTTCAGGATGTATGTTGTACTTTTTTGCTATTTGTGGCAATGTAAAGCCATCAATCAACAATTCTTGTACAGCTAACATACTCAAACCCCTTTTCAATAAGTATTTTGATTCTTTCATCATTGCTAAAATGGCAGATCATTACTATTTGAACTTGATGATTCCTGTTTTTCTTCTGGCTTCCACGTATCTACACTAATAGATACATCTTTACCATATTGATCAGCTTCATCTTTTACATTAATATTTAGTTTAATGAATTTGTTACCATTGTATTCTTGTATGTGTTCTCTAAGCTTATCAGGATTGATAGTTACTTTTAACCATTTCTCATTCATTACTTTACCGCTTCCACAGTATATTGTTTTTTCTTTCATTGTTGTTTGTTTTAAATTAATATTTGTTCTTCTACTTCTATATCTATTACATCATCACTATAGCCAACAGGTTCACCATTCCACTTGTTGTATTTGTCTACAAGATTACAATATTCAGTATAACCCTGTGATATAATATTATAACCTAATCTATATATTTGTACGTTGTAAGGTGATGTTGTTTCTACTGCAATTATATAATAATCTGCATCATCATAGTTTTCTAAATACATAGCTGCTTGCATTTTGTAATCATTGTATATTAAATCACGTTGAAAACGTTTACCAGCATCTGTAGTTGTTTTTATATCACATACTATAGTTTTACCATCTATATAGCTTTCAAGGTCTACAAAGCCCTTAAAATTAACTCCTGCGTGATTCCACCTTACTTCTTTTTCAGTATGCAGCTTGTTCTGCATTAGTTTATTAAATATAGGATGAAATAAAGCATTTTGCACTATAGCATTAGCATCATCTAATTCTGATAGTTTTATGATCTGTTTGTTTTCGTTATTAGCTTTGAATGCTTGCCATTCTTTGCCTGCACGTCTTGCGCCCTCAAACACTGCATAATCATCATTAAATGAATCTGGTTCTAATAACAGTTTGTGTATAATACTACCAAACTGCATTGCATCTGTTACTTTTGTTTTACCCTCCCAATACTTAAGTAAGTGGTTGGGAGATTTCTTAAACTGACATAACGCGCTATAGCTTAATCTATTCCTTTTCATAATCTTCTAGTTTTTGTTGGTAGAATTTATTGATTGCTTCGTTCCATTGTTCATCTATTTGCTGTTGTTCATTTAGTAATTCTAACAGCTTTTCACATTCGGTTTTTATATTATTTATCATATCTATTGGTTTTTAATTGCGTTTGCTACTTCATCTGCGCTTGCTACTGATTGATCTACACCTACGCCAAAGTTTCCTAAAGCTCTACCCCAGGCAGATGTCTCACAGTTTTCAATAAATGAAGTTTTGTTTATAAAACTACTATTTTGTTTTTCGTGTGCATAGCCACTTGCTACTTCATCACCTTCATTGTTTTTAAGTGATGCACGAACTATAACACCATTCTCATTTAAGTGTGTTATTTCACTTGTTAAGCTGTATCCTGCAAAGTGTTCCCTGAAATATTTTAATCTTTCATTTACAGTTACGTACTGCTTACCCTTTATGTTTACTGTTTTTAAATCCATAATTTCTGATTCTAGTTAATTGTTTTTTTATTTTTTTTATTCTTTTACTATCATAATTGTATCGTAATTCTTTCCAATTGTTATCCACCTCATTTAATTCATCTATTAATCTATCAAAACGATGTCTGTGAATTTCCTTGTCATTGTTGTTTAATTCAAAACGTGTAATGACATTCTTATTCCAGTTTGCTTGTCTGATGATTTTTCTTAATCTAAAATGTAGTGAAGTATAATAGTAATATGCTTGCCATTCTTCCATATCCTGAATGTGACGGTAGTATTCAGTTATTTCCATTGTATTCTTGCATTAGTTCTAGTAATACTTCAGAATAACTTTTTCTACCGTTGGTTCTGCATTTCTCTTGAAATTCTAGTAATGTATCCATCTTACTAGCTGGTACATAGAATGTACGTGTTGTGTAATTGATTGTTTTCATAATTAATAATTTTATGTGAATATATATATAATTATAATACAAACAATAAAAAAAGTAAAAAACTTTATTAACAATGAAATGTTAAAATAGGTGTGTTAACCTTGCTACTTGACCGTGTTGCTTGTGAAATAGAAATGATTCTATAGCTAAATTAGATGAAGATTGATAGCCGCTCTTGTGATGCCAAGCATCTGCGCCACTTGGACTTCTTAATGATTCTAGTGTTACACCGACAAAATCATTTTTATGTTGAACCTTATGATGCACGTGCTGTGTGAACATATATCTATATTTAGTTTCAGACCACCATTTACATTCATCAGCCATTATCATTGGTAGTAAATTCCATTTTATAGCATCTCCGTGTGTACTGCTTATTAATGTTTTACCATACTTAAAGTATTTACGCATAGTTAAATCATTGTTCCACGTTACATTACTACATAAACTAAAATGTGCTTTTAACACTTCACTCATTAACCAACCCGTGATATGATCGTGATTACCACTAGTGTACATTACTTCAACATCTGCAATATCCAACAGCATTTCAATAACCTGAACTATTAAACGTTTACCAATTAAAAACATATCTGAAAACAAACCATCCATATCCTGTGGTGTTCCTTTAGTTGTTGTTTTAAAACCATCAACGTGTAAAATATCACCAGAAAGCAATAAAATTACTTGGTCTATATGAAACCCCTCAGCTTTCTTAATACACCCTCTAACGCCTTCTAAAGTGCGTTGTACCGCTATTTGATTATTATATTCAACACCACTTACAAAGGTTCTTGATAATTTACCTATATGAATATCACTTGGACAACAAAAAAACAAATGAGGTTCAATAACTTTAGGTCTTTGTATTTTATTGTAATGTGGTGCGTATTGTTTTAAATCGTCAAGTAAATCTTTAAATAATTTTTTATGATCTTGTTTTTTAAAATCTGGATTCTTAAAATATAAGCTTGCTTCTTTTGATTTAATCCATCCACTATGTATATCATCAACACTTAAACCCTGTGCTTCAGCTTCTTGCTTTATTCTTCTATACTTGAAAATTATATCAGCTTCATCTTCTGATAATCTGTATCGTGGATTACCACCTTTGTCTCTCCAGCGTTTATTGTGGTTTTTCACAAAATTAAATTTGCTAATTTCTTTTTTTAGCTATGCTTCCAAAATAATAACCCGTGATTGAAAGAACGATTCCTTCAACGATTCCCGTGGTGTGTATCATTAATTCTTTATTGTGTTCGGGTACTGTAATAAACACTATTGCAATCAATAACAACACAAAACCACCAAGACCAACAATGCCCGTAAAATTCATCATCCAATCTTCTCTGCCAGCTTTTGCCATTTCTACTTCTCGTTGCCTTGCACTGTCTCTATCTTTTACTTCTAGGTTGTATAATTCTACTAGTTGTTGGTGCATCTGCGCTTTATCTTCTGGTGATAAATCAGGTTCACCATCTATTAAATTTTTAATGATTCCCAGTGTACCACTATCAGGTAATGCAGAACCAACCACCTTTAACACATTAGGTGCTTTTTCAGCTAAAAACTTTCCTATTTTAGTATCTTTTATCTTATTCATCTTTGTACTTGCTTTGATTTCTTTTTTTAGCATTAGCTATCAACCTTTCTTCCATCTTCGCTATCTTAACTCTTAAATGTGTGTTTTCAGTAATTAATTCATCAATCTTTCTTTCTAAACCATCAATTTTGTTTTTTAATTCTTCAATTACTTTTGCTTGTAGATTATCTTGCCTTTCTTCTTTCTTAGCATTTATATCTATTTTTTGTTTTAATATCTGCCAAATTTCTTTAATCCCTAATGCGGCAATCAAACTACTAACCACCATTAACAAGTTATGATCATCCATTTTATTCGCCTTTATCATCTTTATCTAATTTGTAACCTTCTGGCTGAAACTCTGCATATTCAGTTGAAACCTTGAAGCAAGGACAGGCTTTTTTAGCAAACTCATTATGTCCGTGTAGTGTTGCATTTGGGTAAATGTTTTTAAGTGTCTTAATCAGCTTAATTAATGCGTTTTTCTGTGCTTCTGTTCTTGTGTCTTTAGCACGTTTGTTTTTACTTATTCCACCTATATAACAAATTCCTATACTGGTTTTATTGTACCCTTTTACGTGAGCTCCAATCCTGTTTACGGGCCTTCCCGCTTCTATTTTACCATCTAAACCTATTACATAATGGTAGCCTATATCACTCCAACCTCTATCTTTTACGTGCCACCTTTTAATAGTTGCAGCACTAATGTTTTGCCCTTCAATAGTTGCTGAACAATGTATTATAATTTTTTCTATTTCTCTCATTTGCCTTGTCTTTTATATGGTTTAACATAATTCTTACTTCCTTTACACTTGCTCATCTTGCTTTTTGCGTGTATACCTTTCCTTCGTTTCTTGGGCTTCTGTAATATGTTGGTAACATATTTCACTATTCAGGTTCTTCTGGTGTCCAGTCACTATCTGCTAATAAAGCAAGACATTGAGCGTGATCCATTGTTTGAATTGGTGTTAATGTGCCATTAGTTATAAAACTAGGTTCTACATCAAAGGCTATGATCGCTCTGGTGTTTGCTAAGTTTCTTCTCATTGTCTGTGAGCTAGTAGTATTAACCTGTGAAAAATCTACCTTGCTTGTATCGTCTATATTTATTTCTATATATGTTGCCATTTTTTTCTTTTAAAATTGTTAAGGGGTATCTTGAACTCTTGCGCTTTCGCTCTGATTGATACTCCAACTATTGTTACTTGAATATTTTGTTGTTCCTACTAAATTCTCTGGAATTGATTGATTAGTGGC